ACAGTGTTAGCAGCGCAAACGCAGTTTGCATAATAGGAGGATATTAGAAAGATGCCAATTTTAGGTTCATTCGGAGCAGGATCCAAAGGTGGATTTGGCCGTGGTGGAAAAAAAAAATATCAAGTTCAGTATTTAGTAATAGCTGGCGGTGGAGCTGGCGGTAGAGGAACTAATTATGGTGGAGCTGGCGGAGGAGCTGGTGGTTATAGAACAATTTGCTCAAAAACTTTTTGTGTTACAGTAGGTGAAGCTTATCCAATTACAGTTGGAGGCGGAGGAGCACAACCTGGATGTGTAGCTGCTTCTTGTGCTTCTGGATCACCTTCAATATTTTCTACAATTACTTCTGCTGGAGGTGGAGGTGGTGGAGGTAGAGATAATAGATGTGCCTCACCACTACCTTGTGCTCCACAAGGAGCTAGTGGAGGATCAGGCGGAGGATCAGCTGGAAGCCCTAGTTCTGTAGGTGGAGCTGGAAATACTCCACCAGTAAGTCCCCCTCAAGGAAATTCTGGAGGTGGCGGTCACGTTACTTCTGCAACAGTAAGTGCTGGCGGCGGAGGTGGAGCAGGAGCTGCTGGTACTGATGGCGAATGTAAAAATGGAGGCCCAGGCGGAAGTGGTTTAACAAGTTCAATAACAGGCTCACCTGTCACAAGAGCTGGCGGTGGAGGCGGAACTGGAGGTTATGGAGACGCTCCTGGAGGAACCCCTGGATCAGGCGGATCAGGCGGTGGCGCACCTTCAGCCCCATCTGGAGGCGGAAATACTGGCCCTTCTGCACCAGCTAACACTGGCGGAGGCGGTGGCGGAGGAGGTTGGTCACCAGGCCCAGCACCAGGTCAACCAGTTAAAGCAGGAGGTTCTGGAGGTTCTGGATTTGTAGTAATTAGAAGAGTAACAGCTGATTCTTGCGGATCAGGAGGAACGCCAACAACTTGTGGTGCTGATACAATTCATACATTTACAGGCCCAGGAACATACACGGCATAGGAAATATTATGGCACATTACGCAAAATTATCAGAAGATAACGAAGTTTTAACAGTTTTAGCATTAGATGATGTTAATGAAGCAGGAAGTGAAACTACAGGTCAACAATATTTAGAAACTCATAATAATTGGCCAGCACATCTTTGGAAAAAATGTTCTTATAATACTATAAATGGAGTTCATAAATTAGGTGGTACTGCTTTTAGAGGAACCTATCCTTCAAAAGGAATGGTGTGGGATGAGACTAATCAAATTTTTAGAACTAAGCAACCTTATGCTTCTTGGACTTTTAATGTTTCAGAACATAAATGGATGCCCCCTATAAACCAACCTGAAACTACCACTAATTTTAATGGAAAAGAAGTTCCTGATATGTATTCTTGGGATGAAGCAAATCAAAATTGGATAAGAAACGATCCTTATTATCCATCAGCATAACCTATACTTGTTTTTTTGTTAAAATAATATATACCTATTAAATATAGATATATTTATGAAAGCAAAATTTTATAAAAAAATATTATCTGAAATTTCAATTATTCACGGTTTAGTTAATATGCCTAAAGATTTTGAAATTAATAGATTAAAATTAAAAGAAGATATTGTTTATTCTAGTTTAATTTCTAAAGAAAAAGCAAATTTAAATACTTATTACTTACCTAACAAAAGATATAAAGTATATTTTTCTAAAGCATTAGATATGTTAAATATTTATTTAATTGATTATTTAAATTTAAATTATAAATTTAGGTTAGTTAATTTAGATATATGGGGAAATATTTATTTTCCAAATGAAGCTTCAGAATTAATTAGAGATATGGATCCCTTAGATTTAAGAAATTCTCCTGATTACATAATGTTATATGGAGTTGATATTAATGATTTAAATTCTAAAATAACTTTTTATTATAATGATAATAGAAAAAAAGATAGAGAATATACAATACGTTTATTAGATAATCAATTTTTGTTTTTTCCATCAACAGTCGCTTATAAAATGCATAAAAACAAAAGTGAAGATTTAAACACTGTATTAACTATAACTTATAAAAATGAATTTAACTAATTATTATTGGTATTTTAAATCAGCTGTACCACCAAGAATTTGTGATATGATTTTACAATATGGAAAATTAAAAAAAGAAAAAATTGCTTTAACAGGATTCTTAGGTAAAAATAGAGATTTAAATAAAGAACCTTTAACAAAAAAAGAAGAAAAAGATTTAAAGAAAAAAAGAAATTCAAATGTTGTTTGGATGGATGACAGGTGGATTTATAAAGAAATACAACCTTATGTAAATCAAGCCAATAGAAATGCAGGTTGGAATTTTGAATGGGATTATTCGGAAGATTGCCAATTTACTAAATATTCAAAAGGTCAATATTATGATTGGCATTGTGATAGTTGGGATAAACCTTATTTAGAAGAAGGACCAACAAAAGGAAAAATTCGAAAATTATCTGTTACTCTTAATTTATCTAATGAAGACGATTATAAAGGAGGAGAATTAGAATTTGATTTTAGAAATGTAGATACTGGTAAAAAACCAAACACAGTAATTTGTAAAGAAATATTATCAAAAGGTTCTTTAGTTGTGTTTCCAAGTTTTGTATGGCACAGAGTAAAACCAGTTACTCAAGGAACAAGATATAGTTTAGTAATATGGAATTTAGGACATCCTTTTAAATAAATGCAAAATAAATTTTTTTCATATAGTTATTTTGAAACTCCAATTTGGAGACAAGAATTTCCAGAATTTGTTAAAAATACAAATAAGGTTTGTGATAAATATATTAAACAGGCTAAAAATAGAGACAAGGAATTTTTAAATAAAAGAAATAAAGAACTAAAAAAAGATTTAAAAGATTTTGCTCACGTATTTCATTCAAACAATATACACAATGATCCATCTTTAAAAAATTTAATAAAATTAATAGGTGATGCTAGTTTAAGTTTTTTAGATTGGTCTGGTGTTGATACTAATAAAATTAATTTATATTTTACAGAATGTTGGGTTCAAGAGTTTGGAAAAATAGCAGGTCAGCACGAACCCCATATTCATTGGAATAATCACGTTTCTGGTTTTTATTTTTTAAAAGCATCTGATACTTCATCGTATCCTTTATTTCACGAACCTAAACAAGGTGCTTTAATGACTAAACTACCACAAAAAGACATTACTAAAATAACTACAGCAAGTAGCATAATTCATCATAAAGTCAAACCAGGAACTATGATTATATTTCCTTCTTATTTAACACATCAATTTGCTTTAGATTTAACTGGCCAACCGTTTAGATTTATACACTGGAATATTCAAGCATTATTAAAAGAGATGAAGTATGTATAAAATAATAGATAATTATTTAAAAAAAGAAGAACATTTAAAAATAAAAACATTACTTGAATCAGATAGTTTTCCTTGGTATTTTAGTAAAAAAATAAGAAAAAAAGAGGATATTTTTAATCATCAATTTATTCATACTTTTTACTTTAATCATAAAATAAATTCTGCTTTTTATCCAGAATTATCCACTTTAATACAAACTCTAAATCCAAAAGCTTTAGTAAGAATTAAAGCTAATTTAAATCCAATTACTCAAAAAATTGTAAAATACGGAAATCACGTTGATCAAAACTTTAAATGTAAAGTTGCAATTTATTACATAAATGATAATAATGGTTATACTTTAATTAAAAAAGAAAAAATAGAAAGTAAAGCAAATAGAATGCTTTTTATGGATTCAGATATAGAACACGCAGGAACTAACACAACTGATAAAGCAAATAGAATGGTAATTAATATTAATTATTTTTAATATGTCTTTTAAAAAAGAAAAATATACAGTTTTAAAAAAAACAATATCTCCAGAACTTGCTAAATTTATTACAAAGTATTTCTTATTAAAAAGAAAAGTTGCTAGAACTTTATTTGATTCAAGATACATTTCACAATTTACAACCGAGTTTGGTGTATGGAATGATGAACAAGTTCCTAATACCTATTCACACTATGCTGACATAGCTATGGAAACTTTACTAGAATGGGTTAAACCAGTTATGGAAAAACATACAGGATTAAACTTAATACCCACTTATTCTTATGCAAGAATATATAAAAAAGGTGATATTTTAGAACGTCATAAAGATAGATTTAGTTGTGAGATATCTACGACTTTAAATTTAGGAGGTGATCCCTGGCCCATCTATTTAAGTCCAAAAGAAAACGTAGGTATTCCAAATGATAAAAAAGGAATTACTATGTCAAGTAATGCCAAAGGTGTTAAAGTAAATTTAAAACCTGGTGATATGCTTATTTATAAAGGAATGGAATTAGAACATTGGAGAGAAGCTTTTGACGGAGAAGATTGTCTACAAGTTTTTTTACATTATAATCAAGCTTCTAAAGAAGCTGAGTTAAATAAATTTGATAGAAGACCTCATTTAGGTCTACCTTCGTGGTTTAAAAAATGAATATATTAATATTTGGATTACCTGGATCAGGTAAAAGTACATTTGCTAAGAAATTAATAGGTGATAAGAAAATTGCTTATTTCAATGCAGATGAAGTTAGAAAGATGTTTAATGATTGGGATTTTACTGAAGCAGGTAGAATTAGACAAGCACAAAGAATGATAGGATTAACGGCATATGCACAAGGACATTGTTTAGTAGATTTTGTTTGTCCTTATGATGTTTGGCGAGATGATTATGACATTAAGATTTGGATGAATACAATTAAAGAAGGAAGATTTGAAGATACAAATAAGATGTTTGAAAAACCAACTAAAGTTGATTACGAAATT